GTACGCTGCAGAAGGCGATCCCGTGGAAGATGGAGACCAACACGCAGGGCGCGAACAAGGCGCACGACGCCTGGGCCCGCCTGCAGCAGGTCAACATCACGGCAGGCAACTGGCGCGGCACCATGCGCTACGGGATCCGCGGCTGGGACATGCACGGCAAGCCGGTCGACGTGAGCAAGGTCTACAAGCGCCCGCTCTTGGACGACCTCGCCTCTCGACCTCTTCCGTTCGACATTAACGACTTCCTCCTGATCCGCAAGGACCTGATGGAATGGATGTTCTACGCTGAGAGCGTCGAGGAAGAGGGCGCAACTGCCCCCAGCTACGGTAGAATCAGCTATGTGCAGTATCGCTACGCCCCTGTCAGCGTCAACGTGGGGTACGAGTACGGTTCTGTGGAGACCTTCGAGTACGGACGCAGCTCGGTAGGAGCGGTCAGCAACACCGACAACGGTGTGCCGCAGAGTTACATCGATACGAGGAGACCATAATGCCCTTCAACGGACCCGTCATCAGCGGCGTCACCTCCGGCGGTGCCGAGGTCGCGTTCCGCGTCAACACCAGTGGCCAGCAGGAGACCGTCATCCCGGCCGGCACCACGAGCATCGGCAAGGCAGAGGACGCCCCACACGCCTCCGGCGACGTGGGCGTCCTGACCCTGGGCGTCCGCACCGACGCCCCGGTCGTGCTCACGAGCGCGACGAACGACTACGCCGCCGTCACCGTGGGACGCCACGGCGAGATGTTCGTGCGCACCATCGACGCCGCGAAGCGCACCTACGCCGCGGCGGCGAAGTTCGTGCCGACCACGACCGGCGTCGTGTTCGAGATGCTCGGCGTCGCGTCGCCCGCCGTGATCGAAGTGCAACGTCTGACGATCACCGCCCTCGCGACGGCTGCTGGCACTCTCGAGCTCTCGCTCAACAAGCGCAGCGCCGTCACCACCGGTGGCACGGCGACCTCCCCGACCAAGGTGCCCTACGATTCGGGAGACGCCGCGGCCGGCGCCGTCCCGCGCGTGTTTACCGTGAGCGGCACGGGCGGCACGCTCGTCGGCGCAGTGCGCCAGATCGCGATCCCCGTCGCGGCCAACGTCGCGACCAACCGCCTCAAGATTGAGAGCGGCACGTACGCCAAGAGCCTCACGCTCCTCTCGGCGACGCAGCTGTTCACCCTGGACCTGGCGGGAACGATCCCGACGGGACTCACGCTGTGGGTCGATGTGGAGTGGACGGAGTTCTGATGGAGCTGATCATCCAGACGATCTGTATGGTGGTCATCGCCGCGATCTGCGCCTCGATGCGGTAGGCCGCTGAGCGGAATCCCCGAAGGTAGGGTATAATCGTCGATAGGCGATTTGCCCTACCTTCGGAGGATTCATGACCCAGCAGGAACGCAAGGGTCTCTGGGACGCTTTGCTCGCGGAGGGCTGGTCGCCGACCAAGCACTACCGTGAGCACAGTGTCCAGGAGCTGCAGGACCAGCTTGTCGCGGTGCGAGCCGCGAAGGCCCAGACCAAGACCGAGACCTCGGACGACAGCGCCGCCTACCGCATCGAGGCAGAGATCGATGCTCTGCGCGAGGTCCAGCCCGACACGGTGCCCGGTCTACGTCTGAACACCCACGGCGAGGATAAGCCGCTGCGCATCGACGCGGACGGCAAGATCTGGTACAAGGACGAGATAGGGAAGCCGGCCACGCCGGTCGAGCGAGGCAAGCGCATCCTCGACTACGTCGATCCCGGCGTCAAGACCGTCCACGTCCGCGACAGCAACGGCTCCGTCGTCGAGAGCTTCGAGATGCCCGGCGACCAGAAGCGCATTGCTCAGGCGAAGGTCTCCCTGCCGGCGTATCAGACCGGTCTGTACCGGGATCCCGCTCTGCTCGGCGAGTTCTTCCGCATCCATGTCTACCGTGGCAAGCAGGTCTTCGACCTGTTCGACGTGCAGAAGTACTTCGGTGGCCCGCGAGCGGTGCCCGCCACCTGCAAGCGTGACTACACCGACACCGTCCTGGGGTACGACATCGAGAGCGTGCTTCAGGCCATCCAGGACGAATACCGCGAGAAGCTCAAGAACGGAGAACTGTAATGACGAACGACGACATCCAGCTCAGCCCCCAGGACCAGGCAGACCTGGACCTCCTCGCCGCGGTGGACGAGCCGCTCGAGATGACCGTGCTGGAGGTGTGGCGCGAGGTGCTCAGCAACATCGAGGAGCAGGCCGCCGCGCGCATCGAGCCCGGCTACGCCACGCAGATCATCCGTCGCTGGCCGACGCTGACGTACAAGGACATCCCCGTCTACTACGCCACGTTCCACGACTACCTGATCGTGTACCGCGACATCCTCACCGAGCAGCTGCGCCTGCACCCGGACGCGCTCAAGGCGGTCGGCCACGACCCCGGCGACGAGGACTCGGATGCCGTGGCGAACCGCGACATCTACAAGGAGATCATGTTCGAGTGGAACCTGGTCACCGCCAAGCTCGAGAACGCGTGGGACGTCAGCGACCCTAACGCTGCGGCACAGATCGCGGCGATGGCCGAGGCGCAGGCGTTCGTCACGGGCGGCACCGGCATCATGCAGGCGCTCGTCCAGCCGCAGGTCGGCTTCCAGTGGAACGACGAGGACCAGCAGGAGCTGGAGACTCGCATCAATGAGGCGGTGGCATCGCTGTGACCATCCCCATCGAGGGCGATCCTCCCGAGGTAGAACAGGAGGAGGTGGACCCGAATGTCACTGAGTTCAGCGAGGCTGAGGCTGACACATTCTTTGGTGCGGTCATGGACTCGGTGGCGGTCGAGCCGGATCCTGCGGCAGCAGGCGAAGGCGGAGAAGCGGCTGATCCTCCTGCAGGTGGAGACGGACAGGCAACTCCTCCGGGTGAAGGAGCTCCGCCAGCTGCAGGAGAGCCTGCAGCACCGGCAGCAGGAGCTGGCGAGCAGCGAGAGCTGGCACCGGATGCAGGCACGAGCACTCGTGACGCTGCCGACTTCGAACCCAACTGGGCCGCCGCCATCGAAGGACTCGAGAAGCGACAGACCGACGAGCTGACGGCGATGGCCGTCGCCGGCGTGAAGACCGAGTACGCGCAGTACCTGGAAGCGGTGGAGCAGGCTCCGCGCTACCTCGTTGGCAAGACGGTCCCGAAGGCAGACGGCTCCGAGGGCACTGAGCGTCTCAACGACGCGCAGGACGCTCGCGACTGGCAGGACGAGATCAAGAAGCAGCTGGCCCGCGAGGTCCAGAGCCGAGTTCGTGCCGGCGTCGAGAACAACCGCACCACGATGGAGGTGCTGCACAACAGCATCGAGCTCTTCCGGGGCAACCCGGACATCGTGCCGAACACCAAGCAGTTCGACAAGGAGCTGGCGGAGCGCTTCGCCTCGCTGGTCGAGCCCTACGCGATCAAGACCCAGGCGGACAAGACCGCCGGGTGGAGCATCGACGTGCGGCCTCTCCTCAAGACGGCGCGCGACCAGCTCGCAACGGAGCGCGCGAAGAACCCTGCCACCCCTCCGGCGCCAGCCAAGGCGGCCGAGCCGACGGCTCAGCAGCAGCGTGCCGCGCAACAGCAGCGCACGGGGCAGGGCAAGTTCGCCGGTCACCCGGCGGACAACCCGGCAGGACCGCAGGCCGGCATCACGAGCCAGGCGGGTACGAGCGGCGGCGACGAGGGCGGTCTCGACACCCTCTTCGGTACGCTCGGCTTCCCTCCGGGAACGTTCCGGTTCTGATGTCCGCCAAGGTCGCGGTGGCGGTGGGGATCAGCGTGCTGTTCCTCATCGTCGCTGTGCCCGTCCTCTACCTGCTCTGGCAGGTCTGGTTCTAAGGAGCAGCATGACCATCTCGATCCCCACCACGACGAAGAGCACGGTGACGGCCTACCACCACGAGCAGGACGGTGTCAAGGGCTACATCCTGAACTTCGCCAGCACGATCGTCTTCCTCACGGAAGAGGACGCCGACAAGCTCGGCCGCTACTTCCTCTTCCCCACCGAGGACTCGACGCTCAGTGCCTAAGTTCCCGATCCACTACCAGCCTCGCCCGTACCAGGCTGAGCTGCACCAGATGTGGCGTACCAGCCGCATCGGTGTGGCGGTGTTCCCGCGTCAGAGCGGGAAGGACGTGGCGATGTCGATGGAGATGTGCGAGCGTCGGCTCCGGATTCCGAAGAGCACGGGCACGTACATCTCCCTCGACAACCCCATGATCAAGGACATTCTCTGGCAGAAGACCTACGTAGACCCGGCGACCGGGCACTACGTGCGTATGCTGCAGGATAACGTAGACCCGTCCCTCGTGGACTGGAAGAACACGGTCATGGAGGGCGAGTTCACGAACAAGAGCCGCCTCAAGGTGCAGGGCTACTTCCAGAGCGGCCGAGACAAGAACGGTGTCGGTACGTCGTTCCTCGACTACGCGTTCACCGAGCTCGCGCTGTTCCAGCGGGAAGACCCGATCCCGCGCCTCATGCCCATCATCATGGGCGAGCACGAGGACAAGAAGCTCATGGTCGCGAGCACACCGCGCGGCAAGCGACAGAACCCCCTGTGGCGCCTGATCGAGGACAACGCCCACCTCAAGGACTTCCGTGTCATCACGCGCACGATCGAAGACCTCAACGAGATCATGGTGCGTAGCGGTCTCGCTCCCGTGCTGAGCCAGCACCGGCTCGAAGAGATCCAGGAGGGGTACTTCAAGCGGTTCGGCAACGACCGCATGTTCCGCCAGGAGTACTACGTCGACTTCGAGGAGATGGACGCGGCAGCCGTGTACGGCGAGGCGTTCCTCAAGCTCATCAGCGAGAAGCGCGCGGAGCCGTTCAACCTCGACAGCTCGAGCCCCGTGTTCGTGGCCTTCGACATCGGCAGCTCCGGCCTCCACTCTGACGCGACGGCCTGGATCGCGTTCCAGTGGATCAACAACAAGCTGTTCCTCTACGACTGTGGCGAGGGCCACGGCAAGGCTCTGCCCGAGTACGTGGAGGAGCTGCGAACCAAGCACTGGTTCCCGCGCCTGCAGCAGATCATCCTTCCGTGGGACGGCGACCACCATGAGAAGGCTGTCAACACGACGCCGGCCGACATGATGCGCAAGGCGTTCCCCAATGTGGCGGTGCTCGCCAAGAGCAACAAGGTCTGGAAGATCCCCGGCTCTCGACAGGGAGACTACGACCTGATCACGGACATCCAGCAGGTCCGCATGCAGCTCTACAACACGATCGTCCACCCGCAGAACTGTGATCGCGTTCTCGAGTGCATGGAGAACTACAAGTACGAGTACAACACCAAGCTGCAGATGTGGAGCGGCAAGCCGCTGCACGACAAGTACTCGAACATGATGGACGCGCTGCGCTATGTCGTCCAGAGCACCAAGGAGCTCGAGTTCTTCGGCGGTGTCTGGTTTGACGACGGCGCGCAGAACAAGGCTCGCGACTACGAAGAGGACTGGAGCAACGTATGGGCGCGTCGCTGAAGGCCAAGAGCGTGCAGGACTCGCTGCAGTATGTGGCGGAGCACCCGCCCGTCGGTCTCGAGCCGACCGTGGACATCCCGGCGTGGGAGATCCTGGGGCAGACCCTGTTCTGGATCGCCAACACGCCGGACCCAAAGGTGCGCGGCAGCATGGGCCGGGCGACCAAGGCTCAGAAGATCATCGCCGACCGGCTGACCGGCCGCCGGCGCCCCGGCACCCACCCGGCGCAGGTGCAGGACGAGCAGATCGAGTTCGCCGACCTGACGGTGGGCGTGCTCGACGACAGCAAGGTTGGCCAGACCGACAGCGGACAGGATGAGAACGTTGGCTGACATCGTACACGTCCCGACCCGCCGGCACTGGCGCAAGGAGATCCCCGAGAGCCACCGCACCTCGCTCGACACGCGCATCCGGTGGCTGTTCAACCAGCGCTTCGGCACCGTGCAGAGCGTC